CTCTCCAATTGATCCTTTGCCTTTATAACTCTTAGAGAAAATGCTTTTAAGCGTTTCGTCTACTGCTTTTGCTTCAAGAGCAATAAAACGATCAGACTTCATTAGTTTATGATGATCACTGCGCTTAAAAAAATCATTCCAAGACATCTCAAAGCCCCCATCTTTTTTAGACCTACGAAGGGCTGAATCAAGCTGGGTTACAAATTCGATTGACTTTGTGTAACTATCTTGAGCTTGAACAAGATGAATCTTTTGAATAGCATCTACTACTTGTTCTGTCCTTAATGAAAAAAGAGACCTGCCAGCATCAAAACCTTCAGATAGTTTTTTGATGTCTTCTACCCCACCCGGAAGAACTCTAGACAACTCCTTTGTTGCCTCCGGCCTCATGGCACTGTACTCAAGAAACCTGTCATATGTAGTATTAACATCTAAGGTATTTCTTAGTTTTTGGTATTGATTCTGTAGAATATTTGACGCAGACATACCAGCTTCTTTTGCAGCCTTTGGGTTGTATGCCAAAGCCAAACCAGCCTTGCCCCCCAACAGAACAGCACGAGTTATATCTGAAGCAGAGGTAAGAGTAGTAGCAGCAGAGTAACCCCCCACGTTAAGAGCGGTAGTACTCAAGTTTGCAACAAGAAGTCGGATAAGGTTGTTCTGAAAATCAGGCAGGTCTTTCTCGATAAAACTCCCCATTCTACCTGCAAGGTTTTTTGCGCTAGACGTTACAACAGGGTCTGCTGAAGGCACAACCCCAGACAAAACATATTCTGCATAATCATTAAAGGTAATCTCAGAATCTTTTTTACCCATTTTACGGGAAAGTTGTGACGCCGCATTACCAACTCGCATGGAATCCCGCATCTTTCTTTTGAAAGTATCTGCTAACCCCTCAACAGTAAGTTTTTTTCCTTCATTCATTGTAATGCCAGTTGCTTTGGTAAAGTCGTCCAAGAACTTTTTAGCATCTTGCGGATCAGATTTTTTAATTACATCACCTATAAAGTTGCTAATTGTGTCATCAGGATTTCTTCTAGTCCAAGCATAACCTTGATCCATCATAATTTCACCAAGACCCTTAAGTCCTAGATCATCATTACCAAGAAGCATTGTAATAAAAAATTGTGTATCTTGATCTGTAAGTTCTTTGCCTTTTGCAGCGTCTTTTAACCAGTTACCAACAGGGGGTATATCTGGGCTAGGGCCTTTTGTATCTAGCTCGTCCACATATTTTGCAATAGAATCACTAAGGTCTGTCAGTTTAGCTCCCTCAGTTGTTGTCTTTAGAGTTTTACCGGGACGAATAAGATTTGAAGAACCCCTGTAAGCAGAAGTACCTGCAGCAATAATCCCCATAAAAGCAAGTCCAGCAACCGCAGAAATCCCGGTTTGATACTTGTTGTATTCATCCTGAACTTTTGTTCTTATCAGCCCGTCTTGATAAAGATAGTCTGTTGATGCTGCAACTGCACCTTCAAAAGTACCAACAGCAGCAATTTCTTTTAGGGACTGGTTGTTAAGAACTTTTTTAGTAATGCTATTTTTTACTGCCCTATCAAGAACTTCACGTTTTTTAATGTTTTCTTGTACAACTTTTTGTGCTGCTGCACGTTTAACAGTAAAAACTCTTGTTGCAACTTTCTGTGCTTGTTTTTCTATGACAGCTTTTTCCGCAGCAGACTTACCAACGGCTTGAGCCATTTTTTTCTGGTAGGCTTTCTTTGCTAAAATTGTAGCACTCATAGAACCAGCTTTAAAGCCAGAAGAAGTTATTGCCTTACCTATACCAAGACCAATAAGATTTGTAGGGTCAAAGATTGCAGAACGTGCAAAGTCACCAACAATACCTGCTTTCTCGCCCCATGTTGTGTCTCCAGTAAGCCCTTCCATATTTTCGTAAATTGAATACGCTTTTCCCGCACGGGCCATGGCCTCGTCATCGCCAGAAATTTCATTTAGAAAACTGTATTCAGCAACTGCACGTACTGAGTTACCCCCAACAACACCCCTACGGTTGTTAAGAAACTTATTGATAACCTCTTCTCTGTTTTCTTCTTCCTCATACTGAGAACCAAACCTATCAACCATATAGTCTTTAATAGGGTAGTAAAACTCGTCTTTAATTAAGTCCTTCTCAGAATACCCACCTGCAGGTAATTCTGCTAGGGCAGGAGAAACTCTGGAACGAATTTCAGACAAAACAGAGTTGTAGCCCTGAGGAGCCTCAGGTTTTTTACTATCTAACTTTGACCTAATACTGTCAAGAGTTTGACGATATTCACTCATGTTACTGTCCTGTAATTATCTGAAGGAGTTCTTGGGCTTCTTTTTTATCTTCTTCACTAGCGTTAGGATCAGAAAGAATCTGTTGCAAAATAACGGCGTCAATCTCTTGCGACCCAACATCAGCTTCTGTTCTCTGCTCTACTTGTTCTAGTTTTTGTCTGATTGGGTTAAAGAAAGGGTCAACTTCTAGGAACTTGAAATACTCACTTCCCTCTTGCATCATTTCTTTATAGACCTGAACACCAAAGAGGTTCTCAACCTGAACTAGCGCAGGGCCATCTGGGTCCTTTTCAAAACTCTCCTTAAGTGTGAAAAGTTCAGTATAAAGTTCTGGGTCAGATTCTTTTGCTTCTATAAGACCTTCGTTCAGTTTTCTAATGACCCTACCTTTCCAAATGTCTCTTCCTTCTTTAAGCTTATTCGGGTCAACATTTACTTGCGGTCTAAACTCAACAACTGGATCTGGTCTTTTTTCTTGCCCACTGTAAGCAATACGATACCCGTCTTCAAGACTAAAGTTACCTGTCAACAAGTCCTCAAAAGAAATAGTTGGGAGCACTTGCCTTTCACCAGTTTCAGAAGAATAAATAGTAGCATTATCCACAATATCTTGAGCAGAGAATCTAGTAACAGGAAGACCTTTTTCAGCCGCTCTCTGTTCTTCTTCTCTTATACTTTGATAAAGTAGGTGTGCTGCTGCAGGATCAGAAAGAATTTCTTGAGCACCCGACACAAGATTACCTTCTTCGTCTCTTAAACGTGAATCAAGTGCCCTTACAGAGTTTTCAAACTGTCTGCTTGGCGCTCCTGTCTCAAGCTGTCTTTTTACTATTAAAGGTAAAAGAGCCGTTTTTCTTTGCTCCATGATCATTTCCATGCGTTCTTCACGGGCAGCTTTTGCAGCTCTTTCCTGTTTAATGTCTTCTCCCATTGCCCCAAAGAAGCCAGCTACAATTCCTGAAACCATTACATATTCTCCTTAGACATAAGACCTTTAGATTTAGGCATATCTTCTATATTGTCTTCCACCTGAGTATCTTCTTCCATGGGTATCTCAGACTCTTTTTCTTGGTCCGGCATCATATCCATTGACTCAAGTTTTCTTCTGGCTTTTTGAGAAGCAACTGAATATATTCTAGCTTCTTTATCTACCTTGCCCTCAAAACCTTCTTCATACTCAACACCAACTTGCTCTGCTGTAAGCTTAATGTATTCATGAATAACTGGCGCAATTAACATACTAACGTCAATAGAGTGAAGACCTTCCATCACAGCGTTTCTAAGATAGCCTTCAACAACAGTCTGCAAATCAATACCCGTCTCAAGCAAGTCAAGAGCAGCAGACATGCGTTTTGCATCTGTTAACTTGGCTAAGTGAAGTTGAAGAGCTTCTTCTGGATCGGTAATCTCTGGCGGCCTTTCGTAAGGCGCACCCTTAGGTGTCGAAGTCAAAGATTGTCCCGGAATTGGTCTATTAAATTGTACACTCATTACAAATATTCCTCTATCAATCTACGTGCCTTGGCTCTATGTCCTGCCATTTGGTTGTTAACTTTGTCCCTAACTGTGCCCGGCGCTCCTCCGGCAGATTCATCACTTCTATGATACAATCCGGGACCCCCTGCGTTTACAATTGAGTAAGCATCTAGTAGACCCATTCCCGGTTTGTAACCAGATGCACGGAAGTACTTCACAATTGCACCGTCTCTTCCTAACTGACTACCATAAGGGTCAGACCAATCAACACCATATGACTTTGCTTGTGGTTCACCAAACTGAATCAGGCCCTTGTGTTGTCCCCATTTAGTTGTTGGTCCGACTTTAGTAGGACTAAATGTCCCCGCTGTTTCATAAGAAACAATTGTGGCTAAATCTATAACGTCCATACCTAGCTCGTTTGCGGCCTCTGACAAACCCTCAGCAATTCTTTTATAGTCAGTATTACTTTGCTCTAATTTTGTATTTTCATAGACTACATCGTTATAGTCTTTTGGTTTAGTAATGCCTTTAGGCAACTCCCCAGTATCAAGTTCAGCCATGTCAGTAACAAAATCATCCTCAACCAAAGGGCCTTCTTCCTCAAGACCTGATCGTATTAAGGAAATATACCTAGCAATCATTTCTGATGGATGTTCGTCTTGACTTTCTTGTTCTGCACGGTATGAAATACGGGACATGATACCCGCTTGCTGTTGCTTTCTTCTGGAACTACTATCAGAAAGAGTCTCACCGGAAGCAATTTTATCCGCCATTGCAGAGGCTTGAAGATAACCGTTTCTATACATTTTTATTTGTCCCTGTAATTAAGAGAAGAAATCTTTAGCTATTTGAAACAAACCGGCCCCGAACATCTGATCATTTTCGTTATCCATCTTTTCTCTCTGCATTTCTAATTCTTTGTCCGCTAAAAGAACACTTAAATTTCTATCTTTTTCGCCCTCTGCAGAAGCAAAAGCAAAATTCATAAGGTCTCTTTCTCTCTGCCAGATATTATCAATTGCTGTTGTTGTAAGATTATTAGCTGTTTTAACTGCTTCCATAGTAAATTGATTTTCTGCAGCAGTGTTCATTGTACTTATATCTTGACGCCACTTAGAGTTAGCCTGTTCAATTATCAATGCGTTGCTCGTTTCAAACTGGTATCTTTGCTCTGCAAGGCTTGCGTTAAACATTGCAGTAGCATTCTTTTCTTTTGCATTAAACTGTTTAATAGCATTTGCTTGGTCTGCATTAAATCGAGAAACAGTAGATTGCAAATCCGCAAAGAATTGATTTGTTTGGTTTTCACTTGCAGCATTAAATTGTTGAGAAGCGTTTATAGCAGCTTGGTCTGAAAAAAGTGCTGTTACTCTCTGCTGCGCCTTAAATAGGGCTGTCTGCTGTTGGTTGCTAAGATTTGCCATATCCATCTGCAAGAAGTTACGTGCAGTTTCGACTGCTGCCTGCTGACGGTTATTAAGGTTAGCCATTTCAAGATTAGAGAGTGCAGAAGCTTCAGCTAGGATCATTGCCTGTCTATTTGACAAGTTAGCAAGATTCATTGTGTTTGCTGCACGACTGTTCTCAAGGGCAATCTGTTGCTCTGCAGTAAAGTTCATGTTAGCAATATCAGCAACACGAGACGCATTCAAAACACGAGTTTGAAACTCTTGATCGAACTCTTGCTGAAGAAATGCAGCCCTTTGTTGAGCCGCAAACATAGCTACTTGCTGTCTATTAGAAAGATTCTGGGCCTCAAAAGAAGCGCGAGTAGCCGCATCCGCCTGTGCAATAGGTAGTGCTGACTCCATTGCAGCTTGAACTACAGCCTGACCAGCCATTGATGAAGCACCAAGACCCCTCTGAGCCAAGATACCTTGTGCATTCCTCATTGCGCCAGCAGCCCATGCAGGTGGGTTACCAGATTCAAACTGCTGCATCAGAATCTGTAGTTGACCTTGCACAGTAGCTTTATCTGAAGGTGTTGCTTGTGCCGCTTGCAATTGCGCGTTCAGTTGTTCTACTTTAACAGCATCCACTGCACTGCCAGAGATAAGTTCTCCGTTTTGAATTTCCCTTTGTACAGGGTTATCCATCAAAATTGCTTCACCTTGAGCAGCTTGAAGGTCCGACACTGCGGTTGTATCTTGTTGCTCTGCCGCTACTTGTGCCTCTTCTGAGACAACCCCTTGTGCAGCCTCAAGTTGATTTAGGGAGTCTTCAACATCTGGTGTAACAGTTTCTGCTGTCATTGTAGCAGCATCAACCTTTTCAACAGCAGCAGCAGACTTTGCACCTTTTACAGTAGAAGCTACTGCTGGTGTAAATGCGGGGGCAGAGGCCAGAGAAGGGTCTATCAGTTGCCCTTCAGTTACTTCCATTGTAGTTGGGGTGCCCTGCTTTACGAGAGACATGGGGTCTTCGACTGCAGTAACTGCTAACTCTGCAGTAGACTTCACATTTGCTCTTGTCTCTTCAGGGTCAGGGAGTGTCTCACCCTTGTACTGAACTTCCCCTGTCGATTTATATTTTTGGGCTTCTTCACTGTTAGAGATATTTCTGACAGCTTCTTCATACGATATTCTGCCTGAGTTTACTTGGTTTTTCCAATAGTCCAACCCCTCTGGGTCAGGCATACGACCAAGATTCTTTTTATAGACATCAATAAGATTTGGTTGGGCAGCTTCGGCTACGTCCCCACCTTCAGTCTGACCAACGGCCCCACCTTCATTGAAAGTCTGCGGTTGCATTCTCTCAGCAGCCCGAGTAAATTTTCCCATTTTAGATGAGATAGCAGGACTAGATTGAATAAATGCTTCCATTTCAGGGTCAGATGCAGGACCCCTATAACCCATCATACTGAGCAATTTATGTTTCTGAGTTGTATTCATTGTGTTTCCTGATGTATTCTCTGGCTTGTTTTAAGTCTTCGTAATAGGCGTTTTTGCAGTGCTCGTTTTCGTTTCTAAGAAGCTTGAAAATAAAGTTTATGTACTTTTCTTTTACTTGTTTTTGACGATAAGCCCTGCCTGAAATGGATTCATTAGGTGTTGTTTGTTTTATTTTAGAACCAAAAGCTACATTCAACAGTTGACTAAAAGCTACAAAAATAAACCAAAGTCTTATCTTAAAATCTTTACAGCACATTATAGGCTTTACGAACCTGTAATACTAAACGTTGCAACGGAGTATTTTGTATCACTGGGCCAGCTTGTGAACGCTGCTGGGTCTTCGTTAGCCGAGGCTCGTTCTTTTATTGCAACATTTAATGTTACTGATCCACTCTCTGTTGAGAGACTGCTTGTAATAAGGGAGTAACCAGAAGGCGGCACCGGAGCGGCGGTCTCTTCACCCTTTTCTGCGGCCACAATAAGCACAGTATCTTGTTGATTGTTTGTAATTGAAGGTGGGTCTGCTGATAGTGATGTAAAGTCTGCAACACCCGCTTGTGCATTCCTAAATGAATAAACCGCATTTGAAACCCTAGTACTATCACTAAACGAAATTGTTGTTTCGGTGCCATCAGAGATTTTCCAATAGACTCCAATACTAATATTCGAACCGCCCAGACCCCCCAATAAGTTTGTCATCCCACTAACTGACTGGGTAACTGCATCTTCATTTTGATCTGCTGTAATGACAGCTACAAGAAGATCACCAGACTCAAAAGACAGACCAGTAAAATCAAAAACACTTTGGTCCGTTGTATTTCCAAAAGAGTCAAGGTAAGTAGGTAGTTTTGTACCTTGCACAAGACCTGACATTGGAATAAACACTAGACAATCTCCGTGATTGTGAGGACACTATAGGTATCATCATGATCCACATAAAAATAGTAAGCTTTACTTACCGTAGTCAAGTAAGCTGAAACCTCATTAACTCTGTCAAATGCTGTAGTGTCAATGGTACCTGCGGATGCACCGTTAATCACTCTCAACCGAACACAAGTATCTTTTGTTGTTGTTGGAGGAAGAAGAGTGAAAGCACCATTATTGACAAGACGTTTAAAGTTTTCTTTATTGGCACCTGTTACATCTAAAGTAACTGTACCAGAAGTGATAGTACCATAGTCATCAGGGTCACTATCAAAACCACCAGTCAGTGTGGTATCTCCTGCAATAGGTACATAGTCTGCAATTGTTGCTGTTGCACCTGTACCGAGTTCCAATGTAGTTCTTGCAGCAGCAGCGTCCGCATCGTCCACAAGACTTGCACCAAAAGTGCTTATGGTTGTGTTAGCAGGTAGGGATAGTGTTTTAATATCCGCGTCAACTTCACTGTCCATAAGGGCACCAGCGGCTGTTACATTAGCTGTATCAGTTACATCTGCACTTGCCTCAATACCATTTAGTTTTGAAAGAAGGGCATCTGTAAAGGCATTGGTGTCTGCTTCTGCTTCGTATGCAATTTTAATCTCAGCACCAGTCTGATCTGCAGTTGCTCCAGCTTCAATAGCAGCAAGTTTAGATTTTTCAGCATCAGTGTAGGCGTTGGTGTCTGCTTCAGCTTCGTATGCAATTTTAATTTCTGCGCCTGTTTGATCAGCAGTAGCGCCTGTTTCAATACCTGCAAGTTTTGTCTCTTCAGCAGTAGTATAACTTGCAGTTGTATTGTCCAAAATTGTAGACCAAGCTTGAACATCAGTCCCAATAGCAAGACCAAGTGCAGTACGTGCAGCAGAGGCAGTAGTAGAGCCAGTACCACCTTGAGCAATAGGAAGTGCATTAGTCAGTACAAGACTGTCCAGATAACCTGTAGACCACCTAAGTGTTGTTGTACCAAGCTCATAAGCAGAATCTGTTTTTGGTGCCATTGTAGAAGCTGAAACAACGACATCTTGAGCCGGACCTACGACAGTTACAGGAGCACCGCCTCCAGTTGTTCCATCATGGTCATGTCCTGTACTTGCATCAAAAGCAGATTGAATAGCATTAAACTCTCCGTCAAGATCGTCTGCATCAATTACTTTGCCGTTGGCAATATTATCAGAGGTGTCGTTGCGGGTGTAGCCAGTTGCCATATTTTACATCCTATCAAAAGTAGCGTATTCAAACACAGCCGTGTCCAAACTGAAAGAGGGGTTAGTACTGCTGTCTTGGATTGTGAAAGAAAAAGTTTTACCAGACCCAATAACAGGTGTGTTGTAGATTTTATCAAGTTCGGATCCATACGTTGCAGTTCCGTAGGTAGCACTACTCGCCCCATAAATAAACACCCCTGCGGAAGAAGACTGTAGCCTTATAGTTTGGGGAGCTATATTTTTATTGTAGTTATCCGGCTTAAACAAATCAAAAGTAAAGTTAACATTAACATCAAAAGACCCTGCAGTATCAACATAAAGACTCATTTTATAGATACTTTTTCTTAATTGTGGGTCGTCAATAGGCATAAATGGTGAACTATAGATAGCGTTAATATCTTCACCATCAAAACTTGAACCAAACTCAAGCTTATAAACATACCCATTGTCGTTGGCAAAAACAATTATTTCTTGACCTTCAACATATCTAGCATCTGCAACATAAGCCTGAATACCTTTAGTTTTTGACCATTGAATATTACTTGAACCTTGGTCTGAAAACTTTGTACCTATAAAGCCAAAGGCATCCTTAGGTTGTTCTGCAGAGACAAAACCAAAGATTCTATACTGAGCCTTCTCACGCAAGACCAGAGACGAAAAGCTTGAATAGTTAGATTTAAAATCTTTAATATCTTGTTCAACAGGGTAAGAAGCAAGACCAAGACCAAAATCACCAATACGTTCTGTTGCACTCAACAGTCTCAAACCATCAGGCGCAAGAAACATAATATCCCCGCCAACTTCTTGAATTGTATCCCCAGAAATACAACCTATATCTTCTGCAATAGGCGAAAGTTGAAAGTCAGATACAGAAGTCCCAGAAACCCTTTGTATTTTATTTCTGCTGAATACAATAAGTTGTTCACGAAAAACAATAAGTCCTGTAATTGTATGACCTACGTTAATTATACCAGCACCGTTTGCAATTGTAAAGTCTGTTTCGTCAAAAGGAGCACTAAAAGCTAAAAGAGACCCTTTTGCTATAAAAATATGGTTTTTATATGCTGTGATATGCTCTCCACCAACAACGTCAGATGGATAACCAGAGGGAAAAGAAAGTGTATCTGTAGTGTCATTAAAGACAGCAGGAGAGTTTGCCCCATCTACAAACATAATTTTGTGATTGCCGTCAAAGTTAAAATTAGTCCCACGAACTTTACCACCCAAGAGAGAGGCAGCACCCAATGAAGACCAAGAAGAACCAGAGTTAATGTAATATTCTGAAACAGAAGACCCATTTTGACGTACCGCAATCACCTTAGAAGAGTTAACAACTTTAACCCCAAGAATAACGCCAGTACCTGTAACGGTAGAATCAATATATTTTTCAAAACCAAGAATTTTCTTGTAACCACCTTCCTTAGAAGGCTCAAAGTTTTGAAGGGTAATAGCAGAGCCAACAGCATTTATACCCTGCTGCAACGGACTCATGTTTGAGATAAGCCCACCCCTAAACTCTACTGGGAAAGTGTTCCAACCTGTAGGCATTAGTCTACTTTAGTCCCTACATTAACCTTGTTTATAACCGTTGACCTAACATAATCATAACGATTAACATAGATACGTTGCATTGTGGAGATACTCTGCCTGAATTTTTCATAACTCATTCCGGCACTCTGTATATCACCCCTAAACATGTAGGCGTAGTACAAGGAACCTTCATTGATAACGTACCTAAACTGCTCAGGAATGCTTGGTGTATCCGTAGCTTTAGAAAGATCAACATTTAGCTTGTAGTATTCGTATGCGATTTCATACTCTTTGTCTGGTGCAGGATAGACTCCATACTCTAAACTTGGCGTTCTAAAGACATAACGTGGGACAGTATACTCAGAAGAGTCTGTACTGTATTCAGCATCCACAAATCTCTGAAGATATTCTTCATAACTAATAGGACGAAGTTTACGTGTGTCTACACCAAGATCAGAGTCTCGTTTAATACGAAAACTATCCATGTCGACAGATTTTAGGTCGTAGGGAAAAGCATAACGAACTTCACCAACATTAAGCGGCTCTTCTTGAGTTTCATGGTTGAAAGGCCACTCATATGTTTCATGGTTAATTTCTCTGACAGTATTGTTCACTGCATCCTTGATAGAACTATAAAAACCAAGGGCACCCTCAAAGTTACTTTCTGTCAATTCCACTTCATTTAGGCGACGATTAACATCATTAACTAGACCGAGAAAGTTGTAAGCCATTAAATGTATTCCCTAATGCGAATTTTCACGGGTCTTTCTGCAACCCTACCTGTCGAAGTTGTTACATTGCAATAAAGAGTATACTGCTTGTTGTCAGTACCATCAGAAAGAAAAACAGTAGCCAACGTAGACGTATTTGACTTAGAAGTAAGTGTCAAACCATCAACAGTGTCTGAAGTTGAAAATGATACTTTTGTCCCGTCCGCATCTTTAATTTTCCAAGTAACAGAAAGAAGAGTTTCTCCTGTTTGAAGAAAGCGGGACCAGTCCAGAGAATAGTCCAACATTTCATCTTTATCTTTGTTAGGCCAGCGAAGGCTCATAATTATCTCCTGACGTACTGTATTCTATTATCAGACGTAAAAACAAAGGTGGTTCTAGCTTCAGTCTTAGGTACACTAGCTATCCTACTTCTTTCAGATGGAATATAGCTGATAATGTTGTAATACGGTGTGTACTTCTTTTGTGTTGCAGCTTGTCCAGCTAGGCTAAAGACCCCTGCGTTAGCTGTAATATTTAAAGATTTAGTTAGATTAAAGTCTTGGAAAGTAAGGTTGAAACTTCCGGGGCTAACAAAAAACGGAGCTGAAAAAATTACTTCTTGATATGTGAGACTAAATGAACCAAGCTCGGCAGTTAGCTTTACGTTTTTGTTTAGTGCAACTTCCTGTCCTGTTAAAGTAAAAAGACCGGATTCAACGCTTACAATCTTATCTGCTGTAAAAGTTGCTTGTTGACCAGAAAGAGTGAAAAGACCTTCAGCTAGTGTGACACCTCTAGAAAAATCTAGTGTTGCATCTTGACCAGTTAGAGTAAAAGAGCCTTGATCAGCTACAATATTTTTTGAAGTTGTTAGTCCAACGTCCTGACCAGATAAACTAAATGAACCTTGATCAGCTACAATATTTTTTGAAGTTGTTAGTCCAACGTCCTGACCAGATAAA